GCATATACTAAACGCGTCGAAGCTGAGTATAAGAACGAGATAGAAAACAAAAAGATAGAACTAGAAAAAGAGAGGATGAAGCACGAAATGGATCTCTAGGCCGCCAAAGATGAAGCTGCCATGGAAAGAGAAAAGTTGAAGGCAAGAACCGCTCTTAAGAACAAAACAAGTTCTGGTAAATAATAAATACTATGGAAGAAATTTGGAAGATAATACCAGATACTCATGAAAAGTATTCGGTATCAAATTTAGGAAGAGTTCGTAGAAACGAACACTACACTGATGTCAGACCAGATAATTATCATTTCAATTGGAGAAAACATCATTACAAAGAGAAGATTTTAAACCCATATTTGAATTACGACGGATATAAGATTGTAGGGTTGTAGATATCAGAAAACAAAGTTATGCGAAAAGCTGTACATATTTTGGTAGCTTAGGCGTTTATACCAAATCCAGACAATTTTCCGTGCGTCAATCATAAAAATGAAAAACGCGACGACAATTGTGTAGATAATCTTGAATGGTGTACCATTGAATACAACAATAAATACGGTACGCGAAAAGATAAGATTAGAAAATCTTCTGGAAAACGAATCGCACAATATGATTTACAAGGAAATCTAATTAAGATTTGGAACAGTGTATCTGAAGCAATGCGGTCGTTTGGTTGCAACGGCAATTCTGGAATAAGTAGAGTTTGTAGAGGTGTTGCCGGAAGAAAAACTTACAAAGGATTTGTTTGGAAGTATGTCGACGAAAATGTTTTAAATAAAAAACAAGCACTAGATTATTTAGAAACATCTCTTTCAAAGGACGAACTACTTGAAATGATAAACCATTTATAGAAGATTTATGACAAGAAGTGAAGAACAAGAGCTCTTAGAGCTTACAAGATAGAACCATTATCTTCTGACTGTTATATGTACTGCCGTATTAAACAATACAAACGATGCATTTATTCAAGATGTGATAGCCAATCTAGTTGCCAATAAAATAGAAGGGGGTAGTTATGTTAAAAGATCCAACTGAATTTAGAGCTAGATTTAAAGCTTATAAGGAAGGCACAATGCCTTACGATGCAGGAAGACCTGTTGCTATACAAGAAGTAGATAAGTCAGATGCTGATTTTGCGAAGAGATTGCGCTCTAATTGGAGATAGGAAATCTGGGATTGGAAAGGTAGTGGTAAAGCTGCTACACATAAAATGGGAAGCGCTGACAATATAGTTTATCCAAATGTGCAAACAACAGAAGGCGGAGGTCTTATTGATTTTACAAATCCTATATGGAAAGGAGTAGTAGATCCGCTCTAGCGTGCAATATAGAAAAAAGACTTTGTACCAATGAAGACTGAGTCTGATGCAATGTGGTTTGGCCCAAATTATAAAAAATATTATCCAGATTTTAAAAACGGCAAAATACCTTATAAGAAAGACGAAGTGCTTGCACCTTATAGATATAAAGATGGAAAACTACCTGGATATAAAGGAGGCAAAGGGCAATACGACAATACCATAAACTTTTTAAAATAGCACGAAGGGTTTAAAGACACAACGTACCTGGATGGAAACGGAGTACCTACAATAGGTTACGGATTCACGGATAGTGCGCTTGTTAAAAAAGGTCGCATATCTAAATCAGAAGCAGATAGACAGCTTGTTAAAGAAATAGAAAAACGAGAAGCTAGACTATCAAAATTGAAAAATTGGGATAATCTGAGTGAAGATTCTAAAACGGCGTTAAGATCATATTATTATAATTATCCAGCCGGATTTGGAAAAGATACTAAGTTTATTCGGTATTGGAATGCCGGTAATTACAGCCGTGCGATAAACGAGGTTGATGCTGGTATGAACGACAAAAACAATCCAGGATTAAGAAAGCGTCGTTTGTAGGAACAGAAAATGCTTAGGCAAGACCCATTCTTAAAAATTCCAGTTCACAATCAAGCCGGTCCTGTAGAACAAATGATGGACAATTCTCCACGATTTATTCAGCAGCCTATAATCGTACCGGCGGAGACACAACCAGATTATAGCATTCAAACAATGGTAGATAAGTCTATTCCCGCTATGTTAAATTCGCGCAATAATGGAAGCTCTCCGTTATACGGAGGAAGTGACTTTTCGTTCAGAATGCCTAGCATAAGAGAATACATTGAACAAAATATTATGTAGCCACAATGGTAAAATATACAGACAATGAAGTCTGAATAAAATAAACAATATAACATATTATATAATATGGCAAAGAAACAAAAGAATACTATTCCGAGTGGATTTGAAGGTATTCTCGGTAGCATTTATTCTAATGCCGAAAGCGATGGCGATGGCGTTACAATAATTGATGACCAGAATCAATTTGATACTCCACTTGTAAACAATACAGAAGACGAGCCGCCAGTGATAGAAAATCCTGAGGACGGCAAACCAGCGGATCAAACAGAAGATCCCAATGCTCACGAGGATACTACAGAACCTCCTGTGCAAGTGAATAACCAAGAACCACCTGCAAATCAGCCTCCCGTAGAGGAACCAAAAAATACAGAACCTACAGAGGAGGATATAATAGAAGCTCAATAGGTTGGGCTGCTGTTCGATGCTATTGGTGATAAGCTTGGGTGGAATATGGACGAGATTGATGAGTCAGATAGACCTTTGAATACACAGGATCTTGCTGATTATTTCGCAGAAGTTGTAAAACAAAATTCTGTTCCACAGTATGCAGACGAGCGTATACAAGCTCTTGATGAGTATGTGAAACAGGGTGGTAAGTTTGAAGATTTTTATGCAAAACAGCAAGAAGCTCTTACTATTGACGATATCGATCTCGAAGATGAGAACAATCAAAAAGCAGTAGTACGCGAACTCATGCGGCATGCTGGATATACCGACGAACAAATAAATAAGAAGATATCAAGGTATGAAGATAGTGACATGTTGTATGACGAAGCTGAGGATGCGCTTGACAGATTGAAGGAAATTAGACAAAAAGAGATTGAAGAAGCTAAGCAACAGCAAGAAGAACTCGCAAAGCAGCAAGAACAGCAGTCTAAACAGTTCTTTGAGACTGTTAGTAAGGATATACAAGGACTTACTAATATTCGTGGCATAAACGTTCCTAAAGAGGATCGTAAAGCACTGTTTGATTATATCTTTAAACTCGATAGTGACGGTATGTCGTAGTATACTAAGGACTTTAATAAAAATCTATCAAAGAACCTTATTGAGTCTGCTTATTTTACTATGAAAGCTGATAGTTTAATTTCCACTGCTAAGAGGGACGGTGAGACATCCGCTGCTGAAAAACTTAGGAAACTATTGCGGCATTAGTCAAAGAATCATAGCTCTTACAATGCCGATGATAAACAAAAGTCAGTAACAGACCTTTTGACAGGTGTGTTCTGAATAAGAAATAAAGATTTAAACATATATGAATAATACTTTACTTAATAATCTCCAGCTGTATCGCGGACGTCGTTTCAGCGACCTGGTAGATGAGAACATGATTTCTAACGCCCTGCTGACTAAGCCTCATGAGGTTGCTGGTCTGCTTTCACTGGTATTTGGTACTAAAGATGACGGTATTTCTACCACTATTGACCTGCTCACCGGTGGTCTTGGTAAGACCATGATCATTGAGAATCGTGAGTTTGAGTGGGCTGTTCAGATCGACAGCGATCACGCTGTTAACATTCGTTGGGCTAAGTGGAATGGTCAGGAGGTTAATGCTACCACTCTTGCCGCTGGTATTACTCCAGGTTTGAATAACACTCCTATCTACATCGGTTTGGAGGAGCGTTGGTTTGGTCCTGGTGCCATTCTTAGCTTTGACGACTTCCATTTCCAGGTTCGTACCACAGGTCTTCCTTATCAGGATGGTTCTGCTTGGGTGTACGAGTGCTATGTGATTGATGGTTCGCAGGCTTCTTATATTCCTGGTGAGCTGCTGATGCCTGGCCGTCAGGTTAGCCGTATCGGTTCTGCTTATGAGGAGTACAGCGATGAGGCTGATATCATCAACTATCAGACTCCATTTAAGAT